AAAAGAGGAGGCTGCCCTATCTACGCCTAAGGCAAACTCAATTGAATTGCTGGCTATTTTTGCTAAAACTTCGCCAACGATTGACAGAACACCGCCAACGGATGTCGCTTTTCTTAGAAGCCCAAAGGGGGCCATCATGGATTTTCTTAGAAAATCATAGCCCTGGCCCAGCGAAAGGACGCGGCCACTGAGGAATTCGAAGGAAGCATCGGCCTCCTCTAAAGTCTTGTTGTACTTGCTCTGAGCCTTGTTGACTGTTTCTAGTCGGGTCTTCATCCCCGCGATTTGATTAGTAAGCTCCTCGTATCCCTCTTCGTTACGGTCCATCGACGCGCGGACTTTTTCAAGAAGCCTGATTTTTTGCTCGTAGCCGCGGTTCTCAATGTCTTGCATTTCCTTGCGGCCTTTTGCCAACTCTAGGTCGCGCTTGACCTGCTCGTCAATACCCTCTACGGTTGTTTGCTCCCGGTAGCTGCGCGCGGCTGTCCCTTTGCCCCCTCCTTCTTTGTCCGCCATTCGGTCGGAAAGCGCTTGCACACTGGCGTTGAGCGCATTGATTGAATTAAGGAGATCTTGTGACATTTAACGGGCCCTAATTTTTAAACGGCCACCGCAGCCCAGTTTCGCGCTCAAAGCCTTCGACCGAACTCATTAACTGATGTCGGTCGGAAATGGTACGGCTATCATTCAGGCCGTGCTTGAGATAACTGTCCATATAACGCTTTTCTCCCTTTAAGGCTTTAAAAAAGGCGTTAATTTGTTCTTGAGTTCCCTTAAGAGAAAGGGGGGTATCAAAGCCGGCCAGATACATATCATAAAGGAGGTTTCGCATATTCAGAGCAAATTGCGTATAATATGCTTCATTGAGCATTTTATTGTTTAAGTCAATAGTGATTTTTTCTTTTTTCATAACGGTCTCCTCCTTTCATAAATAGTTTACCATAAAAAAAGACGCCCCCTATTAAGAGGCGCCGTTCTGTTGTTCTTCTTGTGCGGCTTTTTTCTCTTTGAAATGCTTTATTAATCTTTCCAAAAACCATCTTCTAAGACCTGTTGGCAAATTGTATGCTTCGGTAAACGACCAATTGCCGTGCTGCTTTAAAAGAAAGAATTCTTCATAAAGAGACTCTTGATACTTAGAGTTCAGGCCAAAAAAAGTTTAAATTGATCGGCACCTCCAAGCGGCCGACATGGTTGCATGAATCACACTCGAAGTCAGCATACATGTTGACGTTCGGCATTATATCTTCATAAACATTTCTTATTTTTCTTGATAATCGCACTGGCATTGCAGCGATTACTTGATTGATCGCAAAGGGCTCTCTCATATCATTTACTGAAACGATAATGTTTTCCAACATTGTGGTAACGTTGCCTGGTTCTTTTTTCAACTTTTTCATTCTCTCAAGAGTTTTTGTAATCCGCATTTCATCTCGACCGGTCAAAAGCTTAATCTCAACCTCTAAAGTGAATTGGGAATCTGCCATGGTCAGCAAGAAATTACCATTATCTAAAAGAGTAACTCCGTCTGAAAGTTCAGATTCTTTAACTTCCTTTTCCTCTAGGGAAAAATCCTTCGTGTTCACTTCTCCGCAAGCCGGGCATCCAATAGAAGTAGTATAGATGTCTCCAAATCCAGTTTGTCGCGTGGCAATAAGGACCGCATTCTTATCTCCGATTAAAAGAGAATCAGGATCGATGTCTGGATCAATTAAAACTGACTGCAAAAGTCGATTTAGAGCCATCCCATTCTTTAAAAGAGGCTCTGAGGTAAGAATATCTTCCTCTTTGGCTGTCATGTGTTTGATTTCCACCACATCCACATTGTGGAGCGGGTGGTCATCTGGGTAAAACATGCCCTTACTGGGCAGTTCTACAAATTCTGTTGGGGTTGTGAACGAAAAAGTATTTTCTGTTTGAGTTCGAGGGGGTGCCATCCGGGGTGGCGGCTGTACATCTGGCGAAGACGTACGCGATGAGTTTCTTCTTTTCTTACCCATTAATCACCTTCTTTCTAGTATTTTAAGCGCTTTCGCCGCTATGAATTGCTCTAGCAGCTTGGCCAACTTCATACGTAGCCCAATCATACCGCATTGTGATCTCAATATTAAGGACATCTTCGGTGTCATATGATAAATCACCAAAAGTAGCCGCCGTAATAAAGGCATTATTAAGAGACCAGATTCCTACGGTACCGCCTTCGCCCGAAAGCTCTTCAATTTCAACAACACCAAGGGCCGAAAGGGCCTTGTCCTTGTTGACAGTGGAAGGTTCTTGCTCACCCCGGAAGATTAATTCCTGAGTGTCGGGCTTTAAATAACCCATATTTACCAGGGCATCGTATAGTAAAGCATTTCCGTCAGGAGCAACAGAGTTAACAATTGTAGCCTGAATCGTGTTCCACTCAACAATTCCCGGGTAGTAATAGGTGTTGCCTAAAAACTTGTGAGGAGTTTCAGAAACAGTGTAAGACGGTTTTGTTACCGACCGGGCAAGATACTCCGTGTAAGTAAACTCATCGGCCGCGCTTCGCAGCTCCGGTAGTCTAAGCAAAAATCTATGTTGTCTTTTCGGTTCTGATAGTGCGCTTGTCCAAAATGCCATGTTCGTTGTCTCCTGATAACTCTAATATTATATAGTGCGGGAGCTTATAATCTCCCGCATTATTTACTAGTCGTCAAATGATGCTCCCGTTCTGGTAATATTGAAGTCAATTGCGATGAACTCAATAGCACGCGTTGGCTTCAAGAAGATCTTAGCATAGAGAATATTTCTATCAATAAGATCCGGTGTTGTTGTCGTCTCGTCCAACACTACCTTGTAGTCTGAGAGACCGAAGTTCGTCTTTACATTGGCCAAGAAAGGATTGACCTGTGACTTAAACCGGGCCCATGTAGTCTTCGAGTTCGGATCGAAGAGGATCGTGGATGCCATCTGGGAGATGCGCTTCTTCACGAAGATCATCAGGCGACGGACATTGATGCGATCGAGAGCCGAAGGCGTCGTTTGAAGCGTCTTCTGGCCAAAGATCACAATACCCTCTGCCGGGAACTTGGCAATCGGGTTAATGTTGGCGCTATAGAGATCGTCGCGATCCTTGCGCCGCAACTGGTGGGCCACATCAAGAATTGGAATTCCTGCTGCGCCTTCCGTTAGGCCGCCGCGGTTGAAGCCGGCTGGGGCAAACCAGACCTGCGTCTTGCGCTGGGAACTTGAGAAGGTGCCAATGGCAGGGATAGAAGGCGGTAGCCATACGAGCGCGCCGTTAAGGTTGTCGCGGCCGCGGACCCATGGATAGAAAGTACAGCCGTAAGAAGTGTTAAGGCTTCGCTCTCGTAGGTTGGCAATTGCCTGTCGAATCTCGCTGGCAGTGTTATTCCGCTGAGTGGAAGTGCCTTCCTCTCGGGGTTGGAATCCGTTGGGCAGATCAATAACCGCCAGGGCGTCTGCACGATCTTCACATGTGCGAATCAGGTGGGTTGTCAAAGTCTCCTGAGTAAGACCCGGAATAGAGGCCAGATTCATCTCAGTAACCTCGGGGTCTGCCACTGAATCAATGGCTCGACGGATTGAGTAGAATTCGTAACTATCGTCCTCGTTGGCAGCTGCGTCAATATTGCGGTTGGCAAAAGGATCCATTTCCTTGATGTCTAGGCCGTCGAAGCCACCATATAGAGGCACCGTAAATCGATCGTATCCTGCGTTCAGTACACCGCTCACAGGGCCATTATCAAATGTAAGAGATCCAGTACCATGTGAATCTTCAACCCACTTACCAGCGGATCCTGAAATATCGTCCAAGGTGAATTCCATGGAAAGCTCAGTATTGTTTGTGCCAGAAGCTCCGAAGCTGTTGACGATGCCGCCGCGAGGACGGAGAAGGTCAATTGTAGAGCGAGCAAATACTGTGCTGCCGGCAGATTCGGCTGTTTGGAGGCCGAAGTACGCATCCTTGGGGTTGTTCAGGTTTCCGTCGGAAGCGTTAATGCGGAATTCCGGGGCCGGATATACCACACTGATGTTGTAGTTGAGTTCACTGCCGGGAATGATCCCAAGCGCGCCCGTGAAGGAGGCAGAAATGGCAAACATCGAACCGGAGGTGATCGCCTGGCCCGGGCCGGACGCTGTGGGAATTCCCTTTACGGCTGTGCCAGAAAGCCACTGGCCGGTCAGCGAGCCCGTCCTGAGCAGGTCCTCATCCTTGTACTTAACGATGCCCCTAAAGCCAAAGGGAAGAAGTTGTGGGTCAGTAATTGTACCCGCATCGACATCTGCATTCATAACGATGCGGATATAGTCAGAACGATTATCATAATTGCCCTCGACGCGGTAGCGGCGCTCGTCTTCGTTCCACTCGGTTCGCTTGTCGCCAATAAGACGCGCGACATAGTTAAGCGAGTCAGGGTTGAGATTGCAATCGTTAAATTGTTCAACGATTCTCACCACATTGTCAGTATCACTTAGGTGGCGAACAACAACCGAGAAAGACCCATAATCGGTGCTATCATTGGTGGAAACCGCGATATCTTGAATGGAAATCTTAAGATTTTTGTTGGTCCAATCACCAGGCTCATTGAGGGCCACAAATTTAAACAAATCTTGAGGCGCAGAGGAGGGACTTAATCTGCAACTAATAACCTGTGGAGTTTCGGCAGAGTTCAAGTTGGCTTTAAAATCGGAACCAACATAACTTCCTGTTGTCCTGAGGGGCACAATCGAGGCCCAGGTGCTGCTCTGATCATTATCAATTTGAGCTGCCAGATGCCGGTCAAAGGTTTCCCCTAACCAATAGTTAACAGTATTTGTGGTAACGCCGCTATTAGTCTTTTGTGGGTTTGTACTAAGAACCTTACGAATATATTTCGAGTCGTTCTTGCTAAAGTTGAAAGTAGTAGTGAGGGTATTAGAACCATCATACTTCTTAATAAGCATCTTGTATTCAAACTTGCCGCCCGTGTTTTTCACGATTACGCCCGAGCCTGTGACTGGGTCGCCTGCGTAGACCGAGGAACTAAATGTTGTTGTTCCGCTAAGCACGGTTGCAATTGCACCACTCAGCTCAAAAGAAACGTCTTCGTGCGTGGAGTAGAAAACTGCTGCCAGTGCGCCAGTAAGTTCGCATACGGTACTAGAGCCCGTTTCAAAAACAATAAGACCGTACGCGTTAGTGGCGCTCCAGCCGGCTTGGCCGTCGGTGGCAACTCCAGTCTTGTCGGCACCAAGGAGTCGTACATAAGTTAGAGGAGAACTGTTTCTAAGGTACGCCTGCGCAGCATACATACCATATGTGGTAGCGGTGCCATTGTTGCCTAGGCGCCAGACATCGTCGCCAGAGCTACCGGGGCTCGGTGCTCCAAAGACATTCACAAACTCTTCAAAAGAGCTAACTGTTACTGGCCGCAAGGCAGGCCCTTTTTGTGCGCGACCAAAAATAACTGGTCCGATCCCGGCGGGCGACGCGGGAAGCTGAGAGTTGTCAATCTCATTGACAAAAACTCCAGGTGATACAAATCTGTAATTTTTTACCGACATTCGAGAGGTTCTCCTACATTATGAAAATGTTCAAAGTAAATAGTGTTAAATAGTAGCAATGGTATTATTCTCTATAAAATCCATCTTTAATACTATGAGGGATTTCACCAAGGACAGTTCTCTCTCTGCCTATTTTTACTTCAACCGCATTTTCGCGGCGGACGATCTTGGGTTTTTCTTGGTTTTCGCCCTCACCAATAAGATATCCTAAAACTTCGATATTAATAGTAGTTTCATAGTTTCGCTGGGCCATGGCGAGGTTCGCTTTATTCGCATTATTGGCCAAATTGCCATCAATGAAGATTTCATAGAAATGTCCCTCATTTTCGATTCTTTTTGGCATCCTAGAATTGCCAGGCACTGTCAGAAAGGGTCGGATCATCTCGTTTAATTGCTGCTGATACTCAGTTCGAACGGTAATCTCATACATCACCTTCACCCATACCGGAAGTGGGATAGTTATGGTTTCATATACAGTTCTCTGTGTGGACATGTTCCTTTTGTTGGTATTGTAATTCTCGGTGGGAATCTTCTTGTCCGGACCAAGTTTTCTATTTGCATACGCATTTTGAAATTCAGCCGTTTTCTTGGGATTTATATGCCTCGCAACAGTAACAGTAGTCCCCCCCTTTGCATCCGGGTTAGGATACAGGTTTGCATAAACTGTGCCCCTAAAATTTGGCTCTTTGGTGACAGAGGACCGATTGACACTGATTAAAGGTAGTATAAAGGTTTCCTCTGAATCTCTGAGGTCTTTATTGTGCTTAAGTTGGTATGCTCGCTCTGCTGTGACCCACAGTACCGGCACTTTCTTAAAGCCTTCGTTTGTCGTGGTAGATAAATTTAAATCTTCATCAATGAATCTTAACATTGCTCCGTCGATTGTTTCTAACGAAGACGGTTGAAACTCTATTTCGTGCAGTTTGTCGGCAACCTCTTTATCCCCGACATAATCATAACGATTTGCTTCTTTATCTTGAATTTGTGCCTGTGTTCTTCGGTTCTTGGCCATGTGACTACCCTACAAAGATGCCGGCGGGTACATTTTCGACCACTTTCTTGGTGGAGTCTTGCAGCGATGCGTCGATGGTGGCCAACTTATCGTAGGTTGTCTCATCAAGAAGTGTCTTAAGTTCTGTGCGAAGATTGTCTTGCTCGGTTCTCGCCTGAGATAGAAGATCTGACGCATTCATGGTTACGCTTTCGCCAGGAATTGGTACTACCGAGAATTTTCCTCTCACTTGGCCGAGCATTTCCTTTGTCAAAGCTAGCGCAAACCTGCGAATCCACTGTTTTCCTATAGAATTAATCCTATTATATGGGAGGTTCTCGAAAGGCAACGTATTAAGGTTGTTAATCCCGTCTACTCCCTCAGCGCCGCGGCCGGTCTCTTCCCATGGATTAAATTGCTTATCAATACTAAACTGAACCCAGAATTTCTTCTGTGTAATATTTTGAGGTTCCGGAAAAAGGCGCAACATATTATCTTGGAGTTGATAAGAGTAGTGTGATATTCGTGTCCATAAAGAATCCTCATAGGCCATGGCCTGGAGTTTGTTCTGCCAGGTTGGCACAATCTCAAATGTGGAGTCGTCCGCGTATTGGCCATAGGTGCGCATATTTCCAACCACTGAAAATCCTCCATAGTACCCATAGAATCGCCACATCGCGCGAGGGGTTTTAAAGAAGACTTTGCGAACAATTATTCTTTTAGCTCCGACGCTGCCCGAAAAGGCCTCAGATGTAGAAATTAATTCCTGAAGGTCATAATCTTGCTGATTTGCCACCACATCAAAAGAAGCTGAATATATAGGCAGCAGGCCTCCCACGGCTGTATCGGTTGCTATGGTTTGAGAAACCCGCTTAGCAAAGCCATAATCAAAGCGAGGATATTTTAATTCTACA